GTTGTCCGCTGCAATGAGGTTTGGCATAGTCATCTCAAGAACTTGAGAATAGAAAACAACTCCATTCTCCATTGAAGCGGTGACCGCTTGTTGGAATGAACCTGAGTTCTTTGTGAGTTCGAAACCGAAGACGGTGATTGCAGTTCCCGCAGCAACTACACCCGCTGTAATAGTCCCCCAATCAGTCGCGTCGAATTGCTTAATCCAAACGCGCTTGATCCCTCCGATTTTATCTTTGCAGGGAAACGCCCTGCCGTTGATTGTTAATGTACAAGCCATGTGATAGAGGAATTAAAGGGAGGGATTTAAAGCCCCTCCCCGAATTAATTAGGCCTGACGACGAGCTACAGCGATAGCGGCAGCGTCGACGATTTGACAACCGCCTGAGAACTGCATGATAACACGAGTCACATCGTCACCCGTTACACCTTGCAAGTCCAAGACAGAAGCGTTGATGTGGTCAGTCAATAAATTAGTACCGAAGTACAAATTAGATTTCTGAGCAAACAAAAACGTGTCGTCAGGCATTCCCGCAGGAGTGATGATGTCATAACCTTGGAAGAAGTTTGCTTGTCCTTCAGCGATGAAGGGAAGGTTTTGTGTTCCTGCAAGAGCTGTATAATACAACTGCTTCATCGCGCGGCTCATGAAGAGCTTTGTTTCAGGATCTCCGGCGATTACGTTTGGTACAGCCAAAGCAGTAATACGGGCTAAGATGTTTGATGCTGTAGTTGCACCCGTCAACAAATCCTCTTCGCCCGGTGTAGCTGCTACGATAGCGGCCATTAAACCTGAAAAAGACTGATAAGTTCCCGTCCCGGTTGCTCCATCTGTGTGGTCATACTTTCCGTGCCAGATGTTGTTTTCGATTCCTTCGGCAACCTTAGCAGCTACGTACTGAGCAGCGAAAGTTGTAAAGTCGGCAGGAGCGTTTGAAGACTGTCCTCGCATTTGGGCAGATTCCCAAGTTGCGCGAAGGTCTGCGTTACATACTTGCTCGTTTACTTTCAAAGCCGCAGCTTCTAGAACCGCCTCACCCAAAGTCAATTGACCTGAACCCGGAGTCGTGAACGCGCAGTCGTCATTCAACTGAATTGCAGCTCCTGAGAACTTGCGCAAAACTGCTTTTGAATGTACGTTTTCAAGTACAGAGATATAACCATTTGCGATAGTGTCAGCAGACAAAACCGCAGCAGCGACGTAAGGACGTGCCGCTTCGCCAGCGTAAGTGCCGACTCCAACTGTAGCATTAGCCATTATAGAGAGAATTGATTGTGGATAGCGGCAACGCGATCCTTGATTGATAACTTTGAAAGGTCGACGGGCTTCGCAACTTCCATCTTAGGAGCGCGAGAGATTGTCTTGGTGGTTTGTTTGCTGAGTTCGGTGATCTTGTTGTCACGTTCCTCAATCTGAGAAGAGAATTCTTTTTTGGCTTCAGCAACTGCGTCAGCAATCATAGAAGCAACATCTTCACGAGTAATCATGTCGGCGGATGCCTCGACTTCTTCGACTTCTTCTTCTGCCACTTCTTCAGCGGGAGCTTCAGCGTCTTTCATCTCAGAGACAGTACCTTCAGCGACAACGAGCGTAGAGCCGTCTTCGAGTTGATACTCTCCATCTGGTAGAGGGATACGTTCGTTCTCGTCATTCATAACGAAAACAGCGACACCGACAGCGAAAGCGTCTGCGTCGGTCATGATTTCTTGTCCGCTTTCTAGGACGGCGGTAGCCATCAGCGAAACTTGTTCCTCCTTTTCTTCGACAGCGAGTTCTACGCTGTACTTTTCGAAGAGGTCGGAGATGCGTTCTTTTAGATTCATCTTCTGGGATTTGTATTAATAACGATTTTAAGGGGTCAATCCTTACTTATCATCCGATTTTTTAGGTAATCTATTGCTAGTTCCTTCTCGATGTCTGTAAGTAGCTCCAAATCGCTTGTGATGGGTTTCTGTTGAGAAAGCTCAAACTTGTTGGTGAAAAATCCCTCTATTGAGAAGCCTTTCACGCTGCCCTCCTTCACGAACTTTTCCCATATAGCATCGTTCTCGACTTTCATAGAAACCATCCAAGTCCCAACCGGGACATCAAGTCCGTAAATGCGGCTTTTGTCTTGCTCTCCTTCGACGATCCAACTCTCTACAAGGTGCAAACCGTTGATGGCGTGTTCATGCTCAAGGGTGGCGTTGGCTTGATTGCCGTTTTTCAGGTATAACTCCATTGCCCGTCGGACGGTCTTCTTGGAGAAGTACACGTAATACTCCTCTTCTTCGCTTTTGCGATAGATGGGTTTGTCGGGAATGAGAGCCGCACCCATTACGATGCGTTTTTCTTCGTCCTGAGTTTTGAAAGTAAACTCTTGGGACTTCATCGCTACCCAGTCAGACTCGATAGCGGGGTGTTCTACTAATGACAAAGCGTCCACTCCGTAGAGTTCCGCTTCTTCATCGATTATTAGTTCTATTATGTTCATCCTACAAGTGCTGCTTGGTCGTTAATTTTCTGGTTGGCTTGCTGAGAGTTAGAAACCTCGGAAGCTATGACGTACGTTCTGAATCCATCCTGCCCTGCTCCACCTCCTAAAAAAGAGAGGTCGAGTTGTGGGGCTGTTGGTGTTGGTAGCCCTGCGGCTCCTCCTCCACCTCCTGACGGTGCGGGAGGGGGTGACCCTGCACTCTTGAAACGGCTCTTTGCAATGGTTGCTATTTGGGCGACACCCGTTGCGGCTGCGATAGCTGCACCCGGTAAACCCGCAGGAATACCAAGACCACCTGAAGCGGGGTTGATAGCTCCGATAATAGCTCCCGCCGTGTTGATTATAGCGGTTGAAATGCCAATCGCTTTGTTTCTTTGGAAGGCTTTCTTTTGTTGCTTCTCTGAGTCACCCGAAAACGCCTCATTTAAAGCGGATAACGCTCCGAGTGCTTGGGTAGCAAACTGAACCCGAGAATCGAAAACCGCTTTTGCATTCGCCTTATCAATATCATCATACTTTGAATTGATTGCTTCCAGTTCTATTCTTTGAGCTTCCTCAGCACCGACTAAGATTTGATTGTTCAGCCGTGCCTCCTCTTGAAGGGCGATGTATTTATCCTTTACCTTCTGAATCTCTCTGTTTTGACCCGCCTCAACTATCTCATCGATTTGGGTTTGTCGACTGATGACCTCGTTGATTTGCTCCTCACTAAGCGCGTTCAATTCCTCTTGGTTCGCTATCTGCTCATTTTGAAGCCCTATGATAGAGGTCATCAACTCCGTCTGGACGGCTGCACTTGACTCCGCAGCTTCAGCCGCTGCAATACGTGCCTCTGCAAGTCGGTCGAGACGTTCAACGGTTTCTCCTTGTTGCTCGATTTCTCTTTGAACTAAAGCCACCTCGCGGTTGGCAATGGCCTCTCTTTTGTCTGCGAACTCTTGATCTAAATCTGAAGCCATTTGAGCCGCTTCGATACGCTGCTCAATCGAGAGTCTTTCGTCGTCTCTTTTTAGTTTCAGTTGTTCTATCTCTGCCCGTGCTTGAGCGTACTCAACATTCAAGTCGCGCTGTTGATCCCGAAGTCTTTGCTGCGCTTTTACAAGGTCATTCGATGAGCTGATTGCGGTCTTTGTGGAATCCACGAAATCGGTGGCAAATTTTACAACAGCCTTTGCCGTGTCTGCGACTTTATCCGTAACGTTCTCAACTCCTAGAGCTACCTTCCCAACTGCATCTGCGGCGACCTTTCCCGCTGCCGAAAATTTACCCTTCAAAGCTAGACTGATTGCCTCCCCAACCGCAGGGATAAACTCAAGCAACCCCTCAAAGCGATTGATAAGGTTTTCCTTGATGGCTGTCCCGATATTCTTGATGGTTTCCATCGGGTTTTTGAAGGCGTTCATTATCGCCTCTCCCAAAGGCTCAACAACTTCGAAAAGCTGATTGATGACTGCACCAATTCCCGCAAAAACAACCTCAAGAGCTTCGGCGACTTTCTTGTTCTCTGTGAATTTCTCAATCAGTTTGGCTACAATACCGACAAGCAAACCAATGCCCGTCGCTTTTATAGCTCCTCCGATAGCGTTAAACCCAATCGACCCGGCTTTGCCCGTCGCTTTTAAACCCGCCTCGACCTTCTTTGTACTTTGGGCGGTTTCCTCGATTTTATTATCTACGCCCTCAAGCCCCGAAACGATTTCGTCAAGTGACTTGGTGACCTCTCCCGTGTCCGTTTTGTACGTTAAGAGAATATCTTGAGAAGCAGCCATTGGATGAGTTTAAATGCAGCGAAGAGATAAGCGGAAACAAAGAGAATAGCGAGAACCCAATCAACAACTTTGAACCAAAGCGGGACAGTAACCTTCTCCCCTTTGTTCTGTAGCAATTGAATCGCCTCTCCTATATAACGGTGGTTGTCTAAATTCCTCATTGGGGTTGTGTTGTCCAGCAAAACGTTGTGGAGTTATCGTAGGCATACCCGTATCGCTCACAACATTGTCGAGACACTTGAGTAACTACCGTCCCGCTTGTATTTGTGAATTGAACCTGACCATCTTTTAAAAATGCGTGAGGCAAGAAAGTACAATCTCGAATATCTCCGAGAATCTTTAGTAATCGCACCTGCACAATGTTCTCTGTGGTGGGATCGTAGTTGGATATGCTCAGAATTCTGAAGTACGTGTCTTTTATGAAAATCTTATCGGAGAACTCAAAAGTTGCCATCTCCGAAGCGGTCAACCTGACGTAAGCCGTTACGATGCGAGCATCAGACGAATACAACTCATTGACCCAAGGTCTCCAGTATTTATAGTACAAAGTGTTTAAAGGAGTTCCCGTAATATGGTGGAAAGGTCTTTCCGTGCCATACAACAAAGACTCATCATCTACCACCAAAGCGTTGGGGGATTCGCTGTAAGGAGTGAACGTTGGGAATTGTGTCTGAATTCCTGCATTTCCGAAATTCCAATAAGCCGAATCAACGAGACCATTCCAAAAAGCGATTCTCGGTCGTGGGTCAAGAATTGTCTTCTCTTCGTTTTCGGTATCAAGCAACATCCGATGAATAACCCAACCCGTGTCGGGAATTAAAGAGCAAACAAATGGGGCAAAAGGATTTTGAACAGTTTTAGAGTTTGTCGCGAAATCGTTTTCTGGATCTTGGACTCTGTATCTCCCGTATGTTCTACCCGCGTTCTTTTGAACCAATTGATTTACTAAGTCTTTACCCTCTGAATACGTCCAATTATACGTCCTGGCTTGTAGGTCTGTAGTCGGCTCGACTTGGATATCTTTGGAGAGGTCAATCTTATTCGTCCAATCTTTTTTCACTCCCGATGTGAGGTAATGACCAAGCGGTTCGATATAGAGATGTTTGGAGTTGTTGCGGTCGGGAATGAATACAAGGTTGAAAGTCTTTTGCAGTCCAGAGATGAAATCGATTTGCTTCATATCGGGCATATTCTGCTGCGCCAACACTTCGCCTTGAGCGAATTCAACATTGTAAAGTTCAAAACTACAAGTCGGAAGAGTAAGAAGTCCACCTCCCGAAAGAGTAGCGGATTCAGAGGCAGTATCAAACTTATATCGAACGTCTACCGTATCCGTCGCTTCAAGAAATACCCCGTAAGTTGATGTCACCCCAAAGCCCGGTTGAAAAGATGATAGACTGGCATCAACAATTGTCTGGGTTTGCACTCCATTAACAAAGTAAGCGAGATGCAACGTATGTCCCGAAGTAGCCGCAGTCAAACTCATCTGAGCTTGAAAGCGAAATAACCCATCGAATGGAGCCGTAAAAACTCCTGAAACTACATTGTTCGAAGGGTCGAAAAAACTTCCCGACTCCAAAAACGGAATGACAGAGAAACTGTTCCCTGAAATAACAAGACTTGGAGCCAATCCAACATGAAACAACTGATTCTCCGAGAATTCATTCACTCGCGTTGTCTGTCCTCCGGGGTTGCCTAAGAGATAGAGGTCGTCGATGCTTTCGAATCCGGTTGCACCGCTAAAAAAGTCTGAGTCATACGTATATCCCGCTTCTGTTAAAATGGTATCAAAGACTTTTGAAACACGATAGAAAGGAGTCACGTCTGAGCGCAACATTTGAGGGTTTACAAAGGTGGTAGTTCCCGACCAATTTTGACCGCGATCAACAACCCCATATCGAACATGGCCAGATAATAAAGTCCCCGCCCAACTGTTGATGATATTAGTGTCTGTCAAAGAGTGGTCAAGGTCATAGTCTAAATCGGCAAGCATACCATCCCCAACATCCCGCGAGAGGTCTGCTGTCTCTCCAAAGACTACCAGTTCAACGTCCGCATACTTCCCCTTTTGTATATATACGTTCTTCACTTGGGCAAATCCCCGCATGATTGGAATCGTGTTGTACGAAAGTTCTGCCTTGACTTTAGTTTTTGGATTCCATGTTGGGATAATTCCAAGCTCGTTGACCGCCCCAAAGTAGTCCTGATTTTTCTTGGTCAGAGGAACACGGAAAGTCTGCGAGAAATTAGATCGTGAAGAGTTTATCTCTTGAAGGTCTGAGAATTGATAGCTGAGATTGACAGGCTCGTTCTCGTAGAGTTCAATTTCGCTTCCTGCAAGGGTGAGTCTTAGCATCGGATAATTTGTGCGAGTTCTACATTAAACGAGACGACGAATATCTTCGAAATGGTGTCCTCTTCGATTGCCATCGAGTTAGTTTGGATGGTCACGGGAACCCAAGTTCCATCAATGCGTGCCA